GATTCATTCAAGGATTGGATTCGTAAAACATATCAATTTAGTTCAGCCATGGGGAACAGTGAATTAACTGTTGACACGGATGATGAGGAATAAAATTGTTGATTTGATTGCCAAATACGAATTTTGGTATGCAACGAAATTTACTAAACTTGACAAACACTACACATTTTTCGTTGATTTAAATGGTCCCCCAGGATCATTTGCAATCAAGTATCTTAAGAAATATGATGGTGTGATTGTTGAGTTTGCCAATGTAAAAGTTGGTGATGGTGGATTGATGACATTTGATTATGATGTTATCTCCAATGTGAATAATTGTAATGTAAAGTCCAAAAGTTTCGAACGCTTTACTTCTAATGTAATGCGTAGTATACTTTATGAGGCTGTTGAAAATCTAAAGAAGGAACCGAATGAAAACAGAGAATTTGATCCTATCGAATTTGATTCGGAACGAACCGTTTATGAGGAAGAGTCTGCCATTCCTCAAGAACGAATATCTAAGCGAAAGCCACGAAAGAAAACTGTTCGAAGAAATAAAGCAGTTCATTCTTAAATACAACAATTTGCCACCAGTTGCGGCTCTTGAGATTGCTCTTAAAGAGTCTACCAAACTCACTGAAGTTGAGTTAAATAAGTCGTTGGAATTATTGAAGGAAATATCCAATGACAAATCAGAACAACAACTGGGCTGGTTACTTGATACAACGGAAAAATTCTGTCAAGAAAAGGCGATTTACAATGCCATCATGGATTCCATCCAAATCTTGGACGGGAAAGATACTAACAGGGGCAAAGGAAGCATTCCTACTCTTTTGTCTGATGCTTTGGGGGTTAGTTTCGATCCTCATATTGGTCACGACTTTTTGGATAGTTACGCTGATCGGTATGATTTCTATCATCGTATCGAGAAACGAATCCCCTTCGATCTTGAGTATTTCAACAAGATCACTAAAGGTGGATTGCCGCAAAAGACCCTTAACATTGCTCTTGCAGGTACTGGCGTCGGTAAGTCTCTTTTCATGTGTCATGTGGCTGCTTCTTGCCTGACGCAGAACTATAATGTTCTTTATATCACGCTAGAAATGGCTGAAGAAAAGATTGCCGAAAGAATCGATGCTAATCTGATGAATGTATCCATGGACGATCTCATGAACATGCCGAAAGACATGTATGAGAAGCGCATGGGTAAACTCAAGGAAAAGGTCAAGGGCAAGTTGATCATTAAAGAATATCCAACTGCCTCTGCCAATCCTGCTCACTTCCGCGCATTGCTGAATGACTTGGCTTTGAAGAAGAACTTTAAGCCAGACATTATCTTTGTTGACTATCTAAATATCTGTGCGTCGGCGAGAATCAAAGCAGGTGCGAATGTCAACTCCTATACCTATATCAAAGCGATTGCAGAAGAACTTCGCGGTCTTGCGGTAGAAAATAATGTTCCTATTGTTTCTGCCACTCAGACGACTCGATCTGGATTCAGCAACTCAGATCCTGGACTGGAAGATACTTCTGAATCGTTTGGTTTGCCAGCCACTGCTGACTTTATGTTTGCGTTGGTGAGCAATGAAGAACTTCAGCAACTAAATCAAATGCTTGTAAAGCAGTTGAAGAATCGATATAATGATCCGAACCTTCACAAGCGATTCACCATTGGAGTTGATAGAGCAAAGATGAAGTTGTATGATCTTGAGCAGAAAGCGCAAGATGCTGTATTGAAAGAAGCCGAATCAAAGCCAGTCTTTGATCGTGGTCGTAGCACTGATAAATTCAAGAATCTAAAAGTGTAATGAAACTTGAGAAGATAGAGAAGAAGGTGAATAAACTCATCCCATCATGGGTGGGTGATAAGCATATTCCATCTATCATTCGAGAGTTGAATAAAACCTTTCATAAGTCGATAATCTATTTCACCTCAAATAGGTATGATGAAGAATATTTTGACCATCATTCAGTAATTGTTTCTGGTCAGTATTGCCCACGAATTCTTTCTACAATCCCAGAAAACATTTTAATCACTCTTTCTTTTCCCAAGAATAAAAAGAAAGTTTTAATTACAGAGAAAGAATCAGAGAATCTTGCACTCAAGATTATTCGAGCGATTCATCACGAGTATCGCCATAAGCATCAACAGCGTGGGCGAGGGTATGTTTATACAAAACAATACTCTCCTAAAAAGAAACAGAATCGTCTGAAGGTCATGTATTATGGAAACCCAGACGAGATTGACGCCCATGCATATGAGACACAGGCTGAGAAACTCGATATAAATAAGTTACGAAAGGCGCATAAGATTGGCTGGAGACAATCAGAAGCCATCTTTATGTATCGCAAACACTTTCGGAATCAAGATCCTAAAGTTTGGAAACGATTTTTAAAAAAGGTCTATAAAAATGTCGGCGCAAAAAGGCTATCTATACGAGGCTAATGCTTCTAAGGTCGGAAAACCATTAGGGTTGACTGATGGAACATATGATGGTTCAAAAAATCAAGGACCTGATGTTGTTCTATATAAAAAAGTTGGTAAAAAAATAACCACTGCTGGTTGTGAACTGAAAATTATGCCAACCGCTGCAGGAAGCCTTGTGATGCAATATAAAGACGGTAAGTGGAACTATGGTCCTACTGATGGTGATGAAGATAAAGAATTCCTCAAGAAATTGGGAGAAAAGAATGGTGTTTTAGATAAAATGAATAAAGTTGAGTGGAAAGGCGTTGTTCCAAATCTCCAGTATGATTCTCAAGGTAAGAAATTCTATACTGGCAAACATACTCCAATGAGTGCATATAAAGCAGATCAAAAACTATTTGGTAAAAGTTTTGGTGGTGTTGGAGACATTTATATTCCAATTGATGCATCACAAATTGCCAATTATTATATAACTAAAGGTGATTTTTATATGAGTGTGGGAACACATGGTTTTTATATACTAAAAGATGTTTTTGGTTTGAATGATTCTTTACGAGTAAAAATACCTAAATTTGCAGATTCAGTTACAGCAAAAATAAGAGTCCGCTATCAAGACAAAACATCAAGCGAAAGTAAATTAACGGGCACAGCAAATTATCAATTCGCTCTAACTATGCAATTTAGTGGTGTGAGTGAATCTCCATATCATTTGTTTCCAATAACTTCGAAAGAAAATGTTTCGATCAATTCTAGAAAAATAAGTAAAGAACTATTGAATGCATTTAAAAAATAATGAGGCTTTATGACGACATTTGTGACTGGTGGTTTGGGATTTATTGGATCTAACTTTGTCCATGCTCACCTAAAAAAGCATCCTTCTGATACAGTTGTTATTATTGACAACTACTCTTACGCAGCAGATTCGAACAATATTCTTGGTCTTCATGAGGACTATCGTGTCATCGTGAAGCGTTGTGACATTCGCAATCTCCCTTTACTGGATCAAATTTATCACGATTATGAACCAGACATTACCTTTCATTTTGCGGCTGAGTCTCATGTTGATAATTCTATTGCTGGTGATGACATTTTCCTCAGCACCAATATTGATGGCACTCACAACATTCTAAAATGTATTCGTAAGTTTGGTGGCAAACTCGTACATATCTCTACCGATGAAGTCTATGGATCACTCTCTCATGACGATCCACCATTCACCGAAAAGACTCCATACGATCCTCGCAATCCGTATTCTGCATCAAAGGCAGCAAGCGATCATTTAGTTCGCGCATATGTGAATACACATAAGATTGATGCAGTTGTGACTAATTGCTCAAATAACTACGGTCCGCGACAGCACAAAGAAAAGTTTATCCCAACAGTAATTCGTCATATCAAGAACAATACACCAATTCCTGTTTATGGTACAGGTCAAAATGTTCGTGACTGGATCTTTGTCGATGATCATTGCGAGGCATTACTGTCGATTGGAGAAAATTTTAAGTCAGGTGAACGATACAATATTGGTGGCGGTCATGAAATGAGCAACCTTGAGATGGTAACACTCATTCTTGATCTAATGGGTAAGCCAGTGAATATGTATCAGAACTGGATTAATTTTGTTACAGACCGCAAAGGTCATGATTTTAGATATGCTATGGATTCATCAAAAATCTATAAGGAACTTGGTTGGTCTGCAAAGACAAAGATCAATGAAGGTCTTATAAAAACATTGGAGTGGTACAATGCGTAAAGGTATTATTCTATCAGGTGGAATGGGAACCAGACTATACCCATGCACTGAAGTTACATCAAAGCAATTATTGCCAGTTTATGACAAGCCTCTTGTCTATTATCCATTGTCTACATTAATGATGGCTGGTATTCGCGACATTATGATTGTGAATTCCCCAAACGATGCCGCAGCATTTAAACGACTCTGTGGCGATGGTTCTCAATGGGGAATTAGCATTTCGTATTCAATTCAAAACGAACCAAAGGGAATTGCTGAGTGTTTTCGCATCTGCGAAAAGTGGATTGGAAAAGATGATGTTACACTGATTCTTGGCGATAATATTTTCTATGGTAATGAGTTGATCAATCGTTTCAATTCTGCTACTTGGAATAATGTTGGATGTACATTGTTTGCTTATCATGTCAGCGATCCAGAAAGATTTGGTGTTGTTGAACTAGATGATAGAGGTGATCTCAAGGCAATCTTAGAAAAGCCAAAGTATCCGCCAAGCAATTATGCAGTCACTGGGCTTTACTTTTACGACAATAAAGTAGTAGACTATGCATGGCAGATACAACCTTCTGCTCGTGGTGAGTTGGAGATTACAGACATTAATAAT